TCTTCTAGCATGACTTCCTGTATGTCGTGGTCTCCACCCCAAATCAGTTCAGAATCACAATGCCAACATCTAAATCTGTGTAAATCATTCGGATCCTGTGATGCGATTACGTTCTGTAACTTCTTTATCTTCTCCTCTCTTCGTTCCACCATCTGTTCATACTTTAGAACTTCCAACTGCAACTCCATGTATTCTTTCACTTTCCTCTCCAGTCCTGTACTGTGTAAATGACCAAACAAAAAACAAACATGACCATTGTTAGTGTTACTAGGCTCATGGATAGGACAAACAGGTTTACCACCCATTCCCATAAATCTACCAGTATCATTCTTCCTCCTCATAGGATTCAATCATATTCTGTATCTCATTGTTATTGTCAGACATAATATATAGGGCAGTAAGAATTATTCTCTCTCTTTCCTCTATCTTCTTTGTCTCAGTTTTAATATACCACCTCATCAGGTAATGATAGACAAGGTGTAGAACTGCAAGGTACACCACAATAAAAACATCAAACCCGTTCTCTGATAAAGATTGTAACCAATGTATCATTCTTCCACCTGTTTTGCTCTCTTATATAAGAAAGCCTCTATGATCTGTATCATTAGATCGTGATTGATGTTATGCTCATCCATAAGATGCTCTGCCTCTCTGTCTATTGCCTCGTCAAACTCAGGGAATAAGACCTCACACAGCTTATCAAATATCAATTCGTTGTCGCTCATTTGTTTCCTTTCCTTTGTATTTATGTAGCATAGCTACCATTAGTAGAAGATAGTTTATGATGTCGCTCATCCTACCTTCTATCGGTTCTGCATACTCCTTACCAGTTTTAAAATAACTAAATAAACTGGATGTATGCTTTTGTAAATATACAGATAGAACTTGCATAGGTGTAAGGTTCAATGTGTTGGCTATGTTCTCAAAGTTCCATAGTACGTTTGTTTCGTGATTGCCTTCTGTATACTCAATTCGTTTCTCATCTGAAAGTTTCAAGGTTTCTGTAAGGAACTTGTTTCTCAGAACTTCATATTCTTTAGCTGTCATTATCCCGCCTCACTATCTTTTCTTTCCCACTCTAGTGCTTCTTGGTCTAGCTCTTCCTCTAGCTTCATTAACTCCCTTTCCTCTATTAGCTTTTTTGCTGACTCTAGTTTCTCCTCTTCTGTTCCATCCCAACCTTCTAGGTGGTCATCTTCAATGCACCTCAATGCCCATTGAATATCAATGTCGGTGTCTATCTCTTCTAACCGATTAGACAACTCCTCAATTTCAGCAAGTTTCTCGAAGTGTCCAGTTTCTGTAATATTACCCATTTGTTTCTCCTTTTTTTTCATTGGATATGGCATGTATACGCTCCTTGTTGTTATAAGTTCCCATATAAATTAGAGAGCGTTTAAACACTCTCTAACCTCTTCCATTTATCTTTGTAATACTCGGTCTTACCAAGAGCCATTTCAAATTTCTCTATCAAGTCAAGACCAAGATCCTTTCTTGTCTTACTTCCCTTTGGTTGTTCTAAGGAAATAGACTCTTCAGGTAAAAAATTAACTGATGTGTGAAGAGTTACACCATCGTGCATTAAATCTATGATCTGTTTAATGTTATCAGGCGTTAATTCAATTTTGTATTTCTTCATTTAAACTCCTTTGTTTACCTATATAACTAGCTTTGTCCTAAATAGTTCCCATTTAGTTTGGCAACTCGTAAAAATCTTTTGCCCATCTTCTTTTGTTCTGATTCTGAAAGTTACCATTTTTCTGTGCCTTGACTGGATCGTAGAAAGCAAACTCTCTGTGGTATTCCTTTCCTTTTAGTTCTTTGGGTTGTGGGTAGAAGATGACATTCTCTGTATCTCCTTCAAGTGGTACTGCAATATAATCACAATGATTTGGCGTAACCTTAACCCGTAGCGATGTCCCATAACTGGTCTCTGATACTCGTGTATTGTACTTGACTTGTATGGTTCTCCACTTGTTCATTAACATTCTTTGTCCCCACCTCTTTGGTTTGCATACGACCATATCTACTCCGAGGTCTACCTCTGGTCGGGTAACAATAAATCCGTTCTTCAGGAAGAGATTAGAGACGTTATTCTCTCCAATCATTCCTTGTACCATTGTGCCTACGTCTAAGGTAGTGGTGCTTTTATATCGTTGTTTCTTCAATCTTAACTCCTTTGTTTATTGCTTATACTACGTTGTGTTTGATTGGTTCCCATTTATTTTAATAGCCTTCATATTGGCTAAAGTTACCTTTTGCTTTTCTTGTTAATTCTGTTGGTTTTACAATCTTATAATCTTTATTAAATCCGCTAGCTATATAAAACATTTGATTATATTTTTTTAAGGTTCTTTTATTTATTTTTTCTTGAATGGAAACAATAAACTTAAATCCATTTTCTGTTTCACGAGCATAAAGATTAGACTCCCTAGAACCATTATGATATGCCTTATAAATAGGAACCGATGACTTGCTTTTATAGTATTCATTGGGGAATTCTTTGCAAATATCTTCTTCATACTTATCATTTCTATATAGCACCCATTGGGAACCCGTATAAAATTTAATAAATGCGGATTCCCTTTTTCCCTTTTTGGCAGGGAACACATCAGCAATATTTATATGCCCATGTTCATCTGTTTTTATTAATACCATTATACCACCTCCTTAATAATGTACATCTGCGGGTACTACATACACATTCAAGTCTTTGTAGTGCTTGTTCCCCCACTTGTTTAGTACGTTGTCTAAATGTTCTCTATCTTTTATCCCTTCCCCATCTCCATCGTACAACCAAACACTATTTCCATAATAATCTCCCACAGATTTGTAGTGATACTGAAGCCAATCCTTTCTGATACCTCGCATAATTTCTGTAACCTTCTTGCCTTCTGTAATCTCTTTTATCTTTCGTAAGTGGTATCGCATATCTCGTAACGTAGCACTCCATCCTTCTACCACTAGCTTACGCCCTATCTTACTTTTTATATCTGCCACCGCAGGGTACTTGTCTTCCCAATATGAAGTATAACCCTTGTCAAACATATCGTAGTAATCAAATGGTCTCTGTCCTTCGCATAAGTTCTGAAAGGTATCCTCTGCCTTAGAAAGTGCTTCTTTCTCAGAATTAGCATAGACTATGTTTCGTATTATCATGTGCATTATTTTTTCTCCCCTTTGTTAAGTTTATTACACAATTCTTGTGCTTCTTGTAAGTCTGTAAAATCATAAGACATGGTTCTTTCATTCTTATTATCTGTGCCATCATAAGGCTCACCATCAGACACTTGATATTCTTTTTGCTTTCCATCTTCTGCGAGACCTTCTACTATTATCCACTTCATTAGACCACCTCCCCGTCATGTTCTCTTATTGCCTCTTGTCGTTCTTCCCACAAATGTGTAGCTACCTCATAAAAGTTGACCTCTTTTATAGAACTGTAAATCATATCTACAATAAAACCAATTTCTGTACTTATACAATCATCAGCCATCTCAACCGCCCACTCTTCTAGTCTTTTACTAAGTTCGTACTCATCTAGGGAATCAAACGCCATTTCTAAAGCGTGACTGTGGTCTTCTTCATCGTTTCTGATCCACAAATTAAAGTTCCAAGTCTCATAATTTGTCCAACCGTTGTATTTACTGCTCATTGTTTACTCCTTTGTTTACTATGAATTTTCAAAATACTTAAAAACAAAATGCTCTACACTCTCTGCCTTCTCATCCCAATCCTCAATGCGAAAAGAATAATCACAATGATCTCTCTTTAGGCTATTGACATATTCCATACATTTGTCAAATTCGCTTAAATTAAACATCTTATCAGACTCGTACTTATTCCGCACCTCTTCCGATGCCTTCCTACCACCTATCAAGTTCCCATCAAACCAAACATAATAATACACATGGTCTTTTAATACTCTCTTCATTCTTCCTATTTGTTTCATTGTTTTAATCCCTTGTTTACTTATCTAACTACACTATTTATTTAAAGTTCCAAATTTTGTGAGCCGAGGAGGAGTCGAACCTCCGATTATTAGTCTACCACTTTACCCATTGTTAAGAGGGGCAACAAGGCTCTATTCCTTCAGTCGTTACAATAACGACCTACCACATTACCATAGATTTACTTTTCACCTTGTATCGGCTCTATTACTTATTTAACTACATTATTTTTTAAAAGTTCCAAACTTCTTTTTAATTCTTTTATTTTCTTTTCAAATACCTCTAAAGTTTCTTTCTCGTTCAGCTCTAACACATCATCTTTATTCTTTCTGAAAATTAATTGTACCTCTAAATCTTCTGTTATTATGTAATGTTCTAATTCCATTTTATTTCTCCAGTTCTTTTCTTTCTTGTTTGCTCATCTTGTTCCAGTTCTTTTCTATTGCACTACCCGACTTTCTTCTGTTCTCCTCTCTCATTTCGTGCATCATCTCAAATATTATGAAACTCAATTCTTTCTCAGAAAACTCCGTAGGTATTATTTTACCTGACTCATCCCTTATTGTAGGAAGATCAAGTTTTCTGTGTATCTCTTGTATTTCTGTATGTGTCATAATTTCTCCCAAAGGGGATGCATTACACACCCCCTTTAATTTCTGTAAGTTAGTTTACTTTCTGTACTTTGTATCCGTACTCAGAACCCACATAATTTATGTGTTTTGATGTAGTTACAGACCACCAACCAAGCGGGGTAATTGTTCTATTCTTGTGGTCAATAAATGCAACTCTTGTATCGTAGCTATATACTCCATCTTCTGTTGCTCTGAGGTTTTGTTTGTATTTGTCGAATGTTCTCATTTGTTTTTTCTCCGTTTGTTTCTTGTTATACTCAGGAGGTCGGGAAAAGTTCCCAACCTCCCAAAGTTTTTTAAATTAATTTTTAATAATAAAGTTTGAATTTAAAATCACATTTTTTGCACTTAAACAAATCATCTTGATTAATATGAGCAACATATTCTGAATAATATTCATAACAATTAGGGCAATTAAACTCAATCTCAACTAATGTAACTTGTGCAAACCTTTTTACTCTTTTTTTATTTTGTTTCATTTTAATTAATCTTTTATTTGTTTATATATAGTATACTCCAAGCATTAAAAAAGGTTCCAAAATAATTAAAAAAATATAAACTTTTTTTTGGGGGGTTGTGTGCGGGGGTTGTGGTATTCTTTTGAACTATATAATATAGTTTATTTATGAGATTAAGTTTACTTACACAAATTACCTTTAATTACCTACGTGCGTGCACAATATATAATAATATTAAGCTACATACGTGCACAAACTTACATAAACTACGAACGTGCACAGATTTTAATAAATATAGGAAAAAACTACTTACGTGCACAATCTACCTACGTGCACAAAAATATAAAAAAAATATAAAAAATAAAAAAATTAGAGAATAGGGAGCATTTCTGCTCCCCATCTCTATCTCCTTTCTTTTATTTATGATTGAAACATCTCAGTTTGATTAGGGTCTACAAATGGTTCATCATAGGTATCTTTACCATATTGTAAAAGTCCATCAACTACTAGAGCATTGTTCTTGATAGCTCCCTGAGTTATCTTTTTCTGGTGCCAGAGTATCTCGGTACCAGAGTTCAATAAGTCCCATGCTGTGAACTGGTTCCCGTCCTGTGGATAATCCTTAGACGTGAGCATGTTCTTAACAATCTGACCGTATTGCTGTGTCGGTAACTTTCCGAGATAGTCATTGTTTTCTGAAATTACTTTTAATTCCTGAAAATCAATGGGCTTCTGTAATCTACCGCAAGCTTCAGAAAACTGATTAAGCATGTACTGAGGATTAGCTCCAGTAAGTTGGACAACAGACTGATGTATCTCAGATTCCCAGTCTACGTTATTCAGTGAGTGTCTGAATGAGTACCCAAACTGATGGGCCTTTGACCGCATGCCATTAAGACATCTTAGTCTCATGTAATAACATATGATTCCCGCTTTAACTGAGGAATCATAGCTATTTACCTCTTCCATCACCAAGGCGACAAGATCACCAACTTGTGGAACTTCAGCTTGTAGGCCTCCATCATCACAAGTAAACGTCCTCCTGTATACCTTGCCATCAAAGAACACCTGAGACTCAGTCCAGTTCATACCGGATCTGGCTCTGATGGTCTCACCAACTTCAGCGATCTTGCTGTTAGGTACACAAAGGTATCTTTCACCAACTACGCCAACTTCTGTATCTTTGCCATTTAACATCATTCGTATTGAATGTGCAGATGATCCTCCACCATTACCAGTTTGCAATGGAACCTTTTCGATCTCAGTAAATGGATCGAGGCCTATGTCAAACTTGTTTGCTATGACTGGCCTATCCTGAGTTACGACTGGCACTACTTTTTCAGAGTCGGTTAAGTTGGTTATGTTATCCCAGTTGGATGATATTTCTAAGTTGTTCATTTTGAACTCCATTTGTTTTTGATTAAGAAATTTAGTTGTGTCATTACCTCATAGTACATTGGTCATTATGAGGCGATTGCTAACTCTGGTATTCCACGCATAGACCAGATAGTTCACGGTCAGCAATCAATATAAAATTTTGTCAATAAGCCTTATATATATAAGACGCTGTAGTTCCTGTTTTGTTCCATAATAGTTCAAACTTTCTTAAAATAATTTGCGACGTGAATTATAACTGGCTTAGACCGATTTGCTTTTTTCAATACAATATTTCTAACCTAGAAACGGTTTGGGGGGCGGGCCGTGTGGATAAAAAGAGAAACACACATGCTTATATAATTTTTTTAAAATTTTTGGATTTTTTACTGGGCGGGTACTACAAAATACTAAGCGGGTACTATATATACTATACATACTACTTACTACTTACTATATATACTATATATACTATAGTACTATATATATTATATATATATAATATATACTATTATACTATATATACTATAGTACTATTATGAAAAACTTCAACAAACTAAACAAACTTAATTAAATATATATTATCTACCATTTAGATGTCAAGTGTTATTAAATTAAATCATGGAAAGAAACCGTACACTATATCAGAGGGCCAGAATGAATGACTTTCAAATTGATAACGTCTATGACAACCTAGAGCGTTGCCGTGAGATATCACGAGAGTTACAGCTTACAGACATCATAGACCCCAATTCAAAGCAAATAGGTCTCCTATCCGAATTGTTGTACCGCATGAAGAACATGCCAGAGCTGGAGATACTAGACCTAAACCTTCTGGACGATCAGGAACCAAACTGATTTGGCACTGACTCGCACCATAAAGGGAGTCAAGCACTATGCCTACGAATCAGAAGAAGAGTTCCGTAAGGCACATCCTGATACTCCATTGATTACCGATTGGAAACAGGCAGAAGAAGGAGACTGGTGCGTATCCGATGATGGGAAGATTGTTCAGATACTAAAGAAAGGTTGTTTTGTAGATAAAAAGAAAAGAGACAACGATTATATTAGAACGGTTATTGGAATGTTTAACCACAGGGGGTCAAGTCCTTTTGTTGGTACAGTCAAAGATGAAATATATAGATTTACAAAGAAAACAGGGTACCAAGTCAAAACTGGTGGCTACCTGACAGATGCAAAGAAAAGTTTTGCAAAGTATGTAGCACATGGTATGGATCCTGTAGAGGCGTATCAGAAAGCATTTCCTAAGACAACCAGTTTAGATCATGCAGAAAGAAGGTCAACACTACTACTTAAAAACAAAACAGTGAGGCAGGCAGTGGATAAAGAAATAGAAAACTTAATGTCAGAAGTGGGTATTACAAAACGATACCTACTGGAAACAACTAAAGATGTCATTGACAAGATAGATGTTAGAGACAATGACAAGCTTAGAGCAATAGAAACCTTAATGAAGATATCTGGTTTACTGTCCACAGAAAAGAAAGTAGATTCTGTAGCACTGATACAGGAGTTCTCTGGCTTTAGTAGAGAGAAGCTACAGGCATTTGAGCAAGGTATATTACCAGAAAAACAAAAAGAACTGTCTGAATGAGTTTTAATATCACCCCTCCACCATCAGAGATGGAGAAAAGAGATGAGGTATTAGCAAAAGCATACAGCAACCTTATCTATTTTGGTAGAGCGTTTCTGCCTAATGACTTCCTCAAAAAGTCTGAATCAGCACCCTTCCACTACGAAATGGGAAAAAAGATGATAGATACAGCACCCGGTGCTCGTATCTGTAACATTATTCCTAGAGGTCACGGTAAATCAGTAATAGCTAAAGCGGCTATCATGCATAAGCTGTGCTTTGCCGCTGATGACCAGCAACACTTTATTGCATGGGTATCGGAGGAACAGTCACAGGCTATTGATCACCTGAAATACATTAGATCACACTTTGAAAACAATAAAATGATACGCTACTACTTTGGAAACATGGATGGTGGTAGTGTAGGTAAACGCTGGACAGAAAAAGATTTGGTAACACCAAAGGGTGACAGGGTTATATCCAAGGGTACATCACAGAGACTTAGAGGTAGGGCAGAGGTAGATGTGCGTTATACCGGCATTGTGCTGGATGACTTTGAATCAGAACTAAACACCAAGACACCAGAAAGGCGTGCTGACATCAAGAAGTGGATTGTATCCACAGTGTATCCCGCCTTAGAAGAAACACCGGGCAATGAGGGCTGGATATGGCTATCTGGTACCATTGTACACTATGACTCGTATCTGCAAATGACCTATGATGGCTGGAAAAAGGCACAAGAGGACAAAAGAGAATATCCTTGGGATGTAAACTTCTATAGAGCTATTGAAGATGGTGAACCATTGTGGTCGTCTCAGTTTTCCAAAAAGAAGCTGGAGGCAAAAAAACGTGAGTTTATTGAAGCTGGATTGGTTAATAAGTTTGCTCAAGAGTACATGAATGATGCTAGGGATGTGTCTAGTGCATCATTTAAGATAGACAGAATACAGTATTACAACGGAAGGGTTGAATGTAAGAATAAATTTAACTACCTTATAGACGGTGATGATGC